ACAGGCGAACAATGCAGCTCAGACATTGATTGTTTCGGTTGCAATACACAGACAAAACAATTTGCTCCGGAAAATAGTCCATTAGTCGCCAATGTTCGCGGTCAAAATGATGCAGGAAAATTGACCACGGAACAAACGCCAACATATTCCGTTTTAACAACCGATATTGGCACTCGTGCTAAATTAATTAATAATCTGAATACAAAGCCAGCGGAATATTTTAAAGGGGTAAATACGTGGAAAGAAACGTATGATGCCGGCAAAGAATTATTTGATAAGAGATATAATCCACAGGCGCAGGCATTTATGCCAAATTATCCAGAACGCAAAACCTTATCCGGTGAATTTGAAGATAATGGACCTCTTGCAGCCAACGATTTTCTTGAATAGGAAACCCTTGCAAATATAATTATATTACTGTATAATATGAATATGAAACTATTATACAATAATTCGGAAATAAAAAGTGGGGTGTTTATGACTCCAGCAGAAACGCACGTTGAACCCAAAATAGAATACGACCCAAAACCAAGCACTTTATATACCTTAATAATGCATGATCCAGATGCACCCGTCGGAAATTTGTTGCATTGGGTAGTAGTAAATATACACGGCAATAACATAAATAATGGCGATATATTATTAAAATATAAAGGGCCGGCACCACCCAAAGGATCTGGATCACACAGATATATGTTTTTGTTATTAGAACAACCCGAGATGATAACGTCTAAACTTGATGAAAGAGTTATGCCTATGGATAATTTATACAAAAAATTGAATACAAAAATGCAAACCGTTGCAAGTGTTTATTTTACTAGTAAAAATTCCGATGGGGGGAAAAAGAGGAAAAGAACAAAAACAAGTAATAATACCAGAAAAAACCAGAGAAAACATAAAAAGCAAAGAAATAACACAAGAAAAATTAGAAAAATGCGTGCATTATAATCATTTTTTATCAATAACAACTTCCTTGGCAACATTTCTCACAATTTTATTGTGCTTTTTATCATCATCTTCCAATGTTGAACCCCCCATTGACTCGCATAATATGTGCTGGTATTCCAAATGTTTCTTGGTATCTGTATCTTCGGCAGTTGGATTTTCGGCCCTCCATTGTGGAAGCTGTTTTATATTTTTATTCTCAATTCCCTTTATGGCTTGTTTTATTTTGACATTTTCTCCATTCTCTTTTTCCCATGCATCCTTGTCTTTCACATACAAGGTTTCCCGCTTCAAGTCGCTGCAATGAATTGGGCGCTTGAAAATGTCTAATTCCTTCAAATTCCGAATAAAGATTTTACTCATTCCTTCTGTATATCCCACTCGCCCAATCATATCTAAATCCGATATCTGTAGCTTAATCGTATTGACAAAATCCATAATATTAAGTGCATCCTTACATTGCTCATTCAAAAAGAAATTTAGATTGAAATTGTTATTCGTATTATTACAATTCGTAGTAATATTTTTACCTTCTTTTGCCAGCTCCATCATTTGTTTGTTTTGCTCAATAATAAGTTCTTTGAGTTCTTTGTTTTCGTTCATTTGCAGCTTGAACAGCTCTGCCAGCATTTTAAAGTCTGTATTCTCGGCGTTATTCTCGCTTACAGGTTCGCTTACAGGTTCGCTTACAGGTTCTTCTGAATTGCATGTTTTTTTGTGTCTCCATAAACCGGAATGATGTTTGAATGATTTGTTACAAAAACATGTAAATTCAAATGTGGTGGCTACTTTTGCTACTTTTTTGATATCTTCTGTATCATTTTGGCAGTTTTTTGCATATTTTAAGTGTTTTCTAGTAGTTAAATGTTTTGCCATATTGCTTTTCTTTGAGCATTTATAGTTACAATATGTGCAATCATACATTTCGGCTACTTTTGCTACTTTTATTGTATCCTCCATATCTTTATTAGGATATTAAAAAGTAGCCCTAAACCTTTTTTGCAAGAAATAGTAAAAAATTGGAAAAATTATGCTCACAAAATTTTTAACTTTTAAAATGCAATTTAGAGCATTATGCTCAGAATGTGTCAAAAAACAGCGTTTTCCAAGAATCCTTTCCGTTTTCAAAAAAAGGACATTTTTTTTGTCCTTTTTTCATTTTCACCATTACTTTTGACCCCCCGAAATCTGCATTCTTCTCTAAGCCCTTTTGGGAATATATATATTAATTTAAAGATACTTAAAGTATTTTTAAAGCAGTTTAAAGAAGAATATAGGATCTATTTCAATGATCCGATGTAAGCAAAATCCTTGAGTTTAATGCGTAACCGATTTATAAAACTCATCGAATTATCTGTGACGAACTGACATGAAAGCATAACTCGTTTCTGATTTGCGCACAGCTTGGATGCTCTGTGGTATAAATAATTTCCTTCAAAACATAGCGCATTATTATTCAAATCCATGCTGACAACTTCGTTCTTGTCATTTTTAAATTCAAACTTGGTGCATGTAAGGTCGGTTGTTATCGGAATTAATACAGTAAAAAACCGGCCATTATAATAATTATAATCATAATGCCAATTAATCCAATCCCCTTCATTTTCATAAATAAGTAAGACACACGACGTTGGAAATGATAAGTCAGTTGGATATACTTTGACTCCGAGCAGTTCTGAAATTTTGTTGCACAATTCATTCTGATAAAATGGAATAATACTTTTGGAATTCTTTGCAACTTGACCTGTTGGGACGGTTACTCCTGCTTTATTTGGCAGAGCACAATTTGCTATATTTTCTGTAAAAGACGTGATTTCAACGCGTTTTTGGATGCCTTTATTTCCCAACATGGATTGTATCTCGCTCATTATATTGCTATTTAATTTTTCAGGAAATTCCTTGTAAAGACAAAATGTATCACCGCATTCATATTTTTTGGTCGTTATTTGACAGGAACCAGAGTAATATGCATACACAATTATAAGTGCAAAAATAATTAGCAATATTATTACTAGCATTGTAAAGTATTTCTGGTATTTCATGTATTTCATATTATAGATTGCCTTTTTCATCTATAATATAAAACAATATTAAAAATAGTGGAATAATAAAACGCCCACTGATAGATTAAGTTGCATACATAAGACCACAATTTCCACCAACAAATGTAACCACGTTCCATCTCTCTTCCAAAATAGTTAGGTCAAAATTGTAATCATAAATTCTCCACGTGGGCTTGTTAATGCCAATGATATTTCCGGTTTGTGGATCACAAATTGCTAATGATTGTGCATACGGATCCAAAGTTGGCACAATTGTATTAAATTCAAGTTCAATTGTAGTAAAACGACTCATATTAATGGCACCCATTGGCTGCAAATCTAACGGGTTATTACCTAGACAATAATTGTAACAATACAACCCAAGTGGAGCAGCCCCAACAGTTTTTAACCATTTTTCAATATAATTATAAACACCAACGGGTTGAGCATTCTCCCTGTAAGACCCATCTAATAATATAGCCATATTAGTTAATATACCCTTTGTATTTGCTGCGTGAGCACCGCCCGTAATATACCATGGTGTAGTTTGGCCATCAGGATTTACACCAGGGCCAATATTAACAGTTGTTTGACTTCCGTCTGGATTTGTTCTTACAACAGGGAATGTATAATCGCCTCCAGTTGGAGCCGGTGTTATATCATATGGTGCGTAATTATATGGCCAATTGGAATAATTTGACCATTCATTTCGCAAATTAGCATCGCTTCTTTGAAAATAAAACATCATACCAGCAACCATACCGTTTGAATCCAATTGAACTTTATTTGCACCCGTTACATTATAAAATTTTTGCTCGCGCACTTGTTTGAATAAATAAGATTGTTCTTGAAGAGCAAACAATCGCGATTCTTCATTAGAAAGAAAACAATATGTGCAATTTAAATGAATATCAGCATTCCATAAAGTTCTTGTATCAACATAAGAATTGAGTCCTAGTTCTACATCAGGTGGGGTTTGTAGAAATCTGTAAAATTGCATATACCATAAATTAAAATTGGGTGAAATGTATGGGTAATTATTCGCGCTATCAAACACATCACGAATACGAAATAATTCCTGAATTGGACGCATTGTTATATTGACATGCAATTCATTGTATTGCAAAGAAATTAATGGAAAAGCCATCTGGGTTTTGAAGTTAAACCAACTATTTAATGGAATATACAATGTTCTTCCATTAATGGAAGGACCTGCACCAGTTGGATTATAATAAGAATTAGGATACGCATTTACACGAGCACCAGAATTGGCGGGATCGTTCATTTCTGGAATATTTCCAGTCATTTCATTAAACAATAATACTTTGGTTCCATTAAAATCGCGTTCAGTCATATTTTTAATATATTCACCAGAATATTCTTGAATTGTTTGATTGCCGCATGTGATAGTAATTCTAGATATCATCAAAGCTCCAAGAGACTCAATCCATTTAAATTCGTATGGAACCCATTGCCCACTATTATTAAGTTCAGAATTTTGATCGGTGTTTGGAGGCATAATAGGACTCCAAATATTAGGCATATCCACACTTAAATAACAATCCATTAAAAGGTCAGCATATCTAGGTATTTTAAATGTAAATAGCGATTCTTCTGCTAAACGCAAAGTTTTTGCTCCTTCAAAATCAACACGAAATTTTTGCATTCCAAAATTTGTATAACGAGCATATGCTGCTTTAAAAAAAGTTTTTGATGGATTTCCATTTAATATAATATTTTGTTGTCCTTCACTGACTAATTGCATTAATCCCCCAGCCATTGTTTTAGATATAGTATACAAATAATTTATATTTAACTTTCTTTGAATATTTATTATAAATAATATATGCATTTTGCAATTTTTAAAATTAGTATTATATAATAGGATATGGATGCTATGAACAAACAGATGAATATGATTGCAAATCTTAAGGAAAATTTTGTATCTAATATGTTAATCGGTATGATTATATTGGTTATTATTGGTGCATTATGTTATTACTTCTATATGAGAAATTTATTAAGCCGCGAATGTAATAGAATGGACAATATATTTGCAACATTAGACGGATCAATAAAATCATTGAATCCTACAGACCCAAATTGCAAATACACATTAAAAGACTATTATATTAAAACTGCATACAATTGTTGCAGTCCGGGAACATTTAAAAATGATTATGTATCAACATGCGCACTAAAAGATGCATTAAAACAAGGAGTTCGTGGGTTGGATTTTGAAATTTTTTCAATTGGCGACCAACCTGTTGTGGCCACATCTACAGTAGATAATAACAATATTAAGGAAACATATAATTTTGTGCCTTTTTCAGATGTTATGAATATAGTAACAACTTATGCTTTTGCGACCAGCACAGCACCAAACCCACTGGATCCGATAATATTTCATTTCAGGTTTAAGAGCGCAAATCAAAAAATGTATCAAAACTTTGCAAATTTGTTTAAAAATTACGATTCATTCTTTTTAGGACCATCATCCAGTTTTGAGCAAAATGGGAAAAACTTTGGAAATTCTCAATTACTAGATTTGGTGGGGAAAATTGTTGTGATTGTAGATAAATCAAACAACACATTTATGGATACACCCGATTTTCTTGAGTATGTGAATATGACGAGCAATTCAATGTTTATGCGCGCGTTGCATTATTATGATGTGAAAAATACACCAGACCTGATTGAGTTGCAAGATTACAATAAACAAAACATGAGTATTTCAATGCCAGACAATGGTGAAAACCCTCCAAATCCTAGTGCAATTGTGTGTAGGGAAACTGGATGCCAAATGATTGGTATGATGTATCAGAAAAATGATGTTAATTTACAGGAAAATAATGCATTTTTTGATAATTGTGGGTATGCATTTTGCTTAAAACCTGAAAAGTTGAGATATATTCCAGTGATGATTCCAGAACCACCACCTCAAAATCCGGCGTTGTCATTCCAACAACGTTCAGTAAAATCTGATTACTATGCTTTCAATATCTAATCAACCTTTGGAAAAGGTTGAGCCAAATCAAATCAAATCAAATCAAATCAAATCAACTCAAATCAAAACAAATCAAATCAAAACAAATCAAATCAAAACAAATCAAATTAAAACAAATCAAATCAAAACAAACAAAAACCATTTAAAATTAAAAACATTGTATAATTATGCAGATAGGTCCGCATAATTATAATATAAATGAAGAATGTTATGTAGCAGGAGATATTGGCGCAAATCCCATGTGCTATCCGCGGTTATCCAGTTTTAATAATGCTTACATTAATTGTAAAAATGGTATGTCTTTGAAATATCCAGAATATCATTTTAATTTTAAACAAGTTCAATATAATAAATATGATTCTGGATTGGCAAGTATTTACAAGTTAATAATAACAAAAAATATATAATACGCAGA